GCCAAAAGTATTCTGAGATTAAAAAACTTTTTTGATTTTTGAGGGGGGGGTGATCAACTTTTGCCCTTACTGACACCATGAGCATTTTTTGGAAAAAATATTTTTGTCATTATAATTATGATAATGAAAAAAATAATTATCAACACGTTTTTTTTATGTTTATTGATTTTTGTTTATTTTAAATTCAAGTTTTATAGACTCACTATTTACGTCCATATCTAATATTCTACAATCATTTTTATACATAAAATGTCCTAAATTCTTTAAAATATTATTGTGAGGAGAAACGTTCACATAAATTGTACAGTCCTTTGAAATATGGTAGTCTTTATCTATATTGTAATCAAATATTGTAGTATTATTAATGATATTTTCTAACGAGTCTATTATTTTAGAAGCATGGCTAATATAAAAAAATCTAACAGGGATTTTAATTTTTTTTGATATAAGTTCTTTTAGTTTATTTATACTCATATTATTAGTCACATCTAAAGTATAACTTTTGTCATGTTTAACAAATATGTTAAATGTATTACTATCCATATATATATTATCAATAAATATACATTTAAGTATTTATTCTATTAATATCGAATATGTGAGTAGGAATTCCTAAGTCTCGATATATATAATAAGGAATCATGCGTATATAGTATCCTGATGATACTGTCATAGTTACATCTATAAGTTTGATTTCTCCCTGTGTTTTTAAATTTTTCCATGATTCATCAATTTTATAATATTCAAATATTGTTTTACTCTTTGTACTTAATCTTCCTATACATCTCAAAACAACCTCTCGATATTCTCTTAAAATCCAGTTATCAATTTTTTCGATTTCTAGTTTAGATATATTGATTTTTTTTTCAGGTAATATATCATAATCTATTTTACCTTCTCTGGTCAATTGATGTAGGGATTTGCGCTTTCCATCAATATTTATCTTTATTGCCGAATATGGATGAAATTTTTGTGTTGTTTGTTTTCTAATCACATTGTTTAAATAGGCAATTATATCCAAAGAATAATTATTCTTTAGATCACTATGTACTATACTACCCAAAATATCATCGCTTGTAGTTTTTATTCCAACTGCTATATAAAAACTATAGGTTTTATCTTTTCCCAAATACGTATTCATCATTTTGGTTTCATTATCTAATAATACAGTAGTATAACCTCGTGCCATAGGGTCTAATTTTCCACAGATAGCAACCTTTTTGGCATTATTTTTATTTTTGATTCTTTCTGAAAATTCAGAAGTAGTTTCTCCTAAATTTTTATATACGATCATAATTGTGTATAAAAAAATTTTATTTTTAATATCAAATTTTAATAAGGTCTATAGAAATAATTGCGTTTTTTGTTTATTTCGTCATCTTTGATAATATTGTTTATGATTTGGTCAAATGTTTTACCATTAAGAAATTCTTCAATAAAATGCATAGAATATACACCACATTCGGAATTTTTAAATTGAAATCTGTTATTATTATAAAAAGTTCTAAATGATTTCATGAATATATATGGACAATCACTACACTCTATATTATTTTGAAGTGTTAACTCATTTCCATTTATATTTTTTATCTTATTAAATGTAAGTTTATCTATATTTACTCTGTTTTGATTATCAATACTTCCAAATGATACTAAAGTATCTATATGAAAATCTTCTGGATTATCAACTACTATTTTTCTTTTTGATATTCTTGAATATTCAGAAAATTGTGTATATAGATCAGGCATTTCATTTATGTCTAATTTGTTTTGTTTAAGTAGTAAGTTACCTTGTGATTTTATTCTTTCCATTAATATCATAACCTCTTCAGGTGGTTGATTCGCATAAGAATCAAAATAATAAATTCCACCAGTTCTAAAATTAGCATATAATGATGTCCAATGTGAACCAGACTTATAATGAGGGTCCAGATTAAATACTACACCAAATTGGTATTTATTTTTTTTTATTAATTCCTCTATGTTCAGATTACATAATTCATTTGAAACACATTGTCCTAAACCTCCAAAATCATAATCAAAATCAATAGGTACAGCTCCCGCAAATACAAAATCACTATTCTTTTCATATTGTTTCATTACTTTTTTTATATCTACTGTAGATAACCATGTTGTTGGTTTGTCTTTCCATTCTTTAGGCATTTGAGGACGAAATGATTCTTCTAATTCGCTATCGTCTATATTTTTTACAAGTTGAGTATCTAATAAACAGTGTTGTCCTTGACAACTTTTATCAATAAATTGCTGCATCTTTTTTTCAATTGTTGTCCATAGAGTTTTTCTGGAAGCATCATTTAATGTTTTAGGTACTTTTATTTTAGTTTTTTTTGTTCTTTTATTATATTCATTAGCAATTTTTTTAAGCGAATTGTTACTGAAACAAGTATGAGAATTATTTCTATTATTAGGTGAACAATAGTTATGTACCATTTACATTATTAATATATTTTAATTTATAATAAATACAAATTAAATTAATGCGTTTTTAAAACTTTTCCTATTCCTTTAGTTCTTCCATCTCTAAAAACTATATCCATATTATTCTCTATAAATTCTGGTCTAAAACAAAATTTAAATGTTACAATAGCAGAATCTCCTGTTCTTGCTAACTCTTTATCCATTTTACATATTTTAGCACTTTGCCTCACAGAACCACAATGTATTACTGGTTCATAATGTGTTCTAATTGTAGTAGGATGATGTAATATAGTTATTTTAGCATCAAACATTTCAAAACATTTCGGTTTTTTTGTTATAATATGCCCTTGTTTTATAGAACGAAATTCTATATTTTCTTTTTTATTGATAACTTTTATATTAAAACATCCTCCTTGTCCTGTTGTTAAATAATCTACATTTCTTTTAAAATTATCATGAATAGATCTAATTAAAACTTCTTTGAATTTTCCATTAAAAGGTCCTATTAATAATTTATCATTCAATCTAATAATTCCCTCCTGTACTATTCCTGACACCACTAACCCTATTCCCTTTATTTTATAACGGTCATCTATTCTAAAAATAGGATTATCACTATGTTCATTCCCAATAGTCTTATATTTTTTTAAAGAAAATACAAATTTTTTCAGTATATCTATACCTAATCCTGTAACATTTGATATTTCAAAAACTGGAACATAAGGACAATCTTTATCAAAATTATTACATACCTCCTCAATATTACTATCTGATACAATAATTGTTTTCTTTTTCCCTGCTATAGGATGTTTAAATATATTATTAATACTAGTTTTAATATTATCTAATTTATCTTGTATGGCAATATCTATTTTAGTTATTACTATAAAAAGTGGTATTTTTAATGAAAGAGCTATAGCCATATGTTCTTTTGCCATACCTATAATACCTCTATCAACACCTATAGTTACCATCCCATAATCAATATAATGACCATTTAATCCAGACATAGTTGTTTTTAAATATTTTTCATGTCCTGCCAAATCTATAAATCCAAATATTTTTTCACTATTTTCAATATAGTGATGACTTATAGATGATGTTCTTCCGGTTAATTCTTCATGAGGGTGTTTTAAAATACACGTTCTTGCCTTTCCACGCCCATTATCTAAAATATTAGTAGAAAGAACACTTATTGTTGTTGATTTGGCAGAATCTACATTACCAATTGAAGCTATACGTATTTCGTCTTTCATAGTTATATTTAAAATAACAATATCGTTTTAAATATATATAAATAAGGGTTTATAATAACGTTTAAGTATAATACAATAGATTTTCATCAGCACAATATATTAATGAATTTTCATCACAAACTTCTCTATAATTAATACTTTCGGCAACATTATTAAGATATAATATACAACTAATAGGGGCTAAGTCAGAAAGATTTTCCATACAATCAGTATATAGACTATCATTAAATATATTAAATTTATCTATAATTTCAGGTATTTCTTTAACACTATAAAAAATATCTACATTTTGTTTATTAATTAGTATGTATTTTAATATTTCAAGTATATTGGTATTAACTACTTCCTCTGATATTTTATTTAGTAAATAGCTTTTATAGTCATTTTTAGTCAATATATCCTCCATATTTCTCTGTTTTCGTTTCAAAGTGTCACTTAATTCAAAGAAATGTTTAAATATATTACAATTATTATATATATTTTCTATATCAATAGACATATATTCACTTCGTTGTTCATATTCATCATTTTTAACTATATTGTCTATTATAAAATCTATGTAATCATCATTTTTAAGTATATTGAATAAATATAATTTGTTTAAAAACTGATTGTTAGAATATGTTTTTTTTTGACTGATATCGTTCATGTTTTCTTCATCTATTAATGATATAATTAATGTTTTACTTTCAATTATTTTAGAAATTTCAATTAAAGATAAATTTTCCAATTCATAATTATTAATTATTAAATATTTACTATTTTCATATATATCATTCACAGTAAAATTTTCTTCTTCAATCCTTTTAATAAGATTAGGTTCTATTGTACTTTTATTATAATAATGAATATCATATTGTTTATCAAGAGTAGACATATTATTTGGTAAAAATATAAAATCTTTAATAACAGAATTATATGATAAATGGTTTATTTTAACTATATTACTATTAAAATCATATTCAACATTTACTTTAGATTCATTGTTTGAAATTGTATAGTTTTTATATTTAAGTTTAGTTAATGTATAACCTTTAGTAGTAATATCAATATTAATATTATTATCTATATCAATTAAGATGTTTTCATTATAGTCAATTGGAAAATTAAATTTAAAATATAAGTCAGATATAGGTAATTTATAAATCATATTATCACTAATAATATACAAATTGTCATTTTTAATTATAATATCTAAAATTTTAATATTGTTTGCCAGTTTAAATGTATTACTAATTGTAATAGGTTCTAAGGTCTTACTATTCAAAAACAAAAATCGATAAATAGACGTTTTTTTATGATTAAGTATGCCTATATATATATTTCTATAAAGTTCAAGTTTAGAAGAAAACAATAAGTTATTCCATTTAAAATCATAAGTTTTGTAATCCTCAAGCTGTAATTCATTATTTATTTTTTTTATATTGAGTTTTGGATAAATATCAGTAATTATATATCTATTATCTTCATGTCTAAAGGATGTGAAAGATTTATGACTAAAATCAGTTGATAAGGGTTTATCATTTAAGTATAATTTGTTTTCTGATATATTATAGTGAATTGTATCAAATATATCATTATCACTATCAATTATGAATTTATATCCATTATCAGGACGTTTATCTTTATAAAACCCATCAAATAATTGTGATTCACCAGCATCAATATTATTAGGTATAGTTTGTATTAGCATATTATTCAAAAGTGAATTAATAATACTATAATATGAATCATTTATGATATATGTATTAATTAATTCACAAATCTTAATAGATTTAGGTATATTTTTAATGTATTTATTGACTAATATGTTTTCTATATGAATAAAAAAATCATAAATATGTATTTCACAAAAATAATTATTGGTGTTATACTCTATTTTATCAATAGGTATATTTTTTAGCATTTCCAAAGCATTTGGTATATCTTTATTTGTAAAATACATTTTAGATAAAATATAAATAGGTTCTATTCTTTTGGGATTAATATTAATACAAATATTAGCATGTTCTAAAGTTTTTTTATAATTATTTAGGTTGAAATATGAAACACATAATAGGTAATTTACAAACCATTTTTCAGAATTATTTATTTTATTACAATTCTCAATTGTTTTAATAAAATTTTTGAGTATATAATTTCCAATACATAATTCAGTTAATCCATGTTTTGCAGATTCATCATTTATAGTATTAACAATATTTTTATATTTAGTTTGTAAAGTATTATCGTTAAGTACACAACTCGATATAATATTTTTACTAATAGTTTTCTCTAATGGAAAAAATGAATAATAAGCCATTGATGATTTATCTAAATCAATATTATTATTAAAAATAAATAGTTTGGGATAATAATGATTTTTTTCAAAATGTTTAATATAAATTTCATTTGATGTTTTAAAACATTCATCTAAATTGTCAAATTCTATTTTTTGGTCATAATCTGTAAGTAAATTTAGCATTTCATTTTCCTTGTTATCTCGTACTATATGCGAAATTAAAGTATTGTAACCAGTAAATTGGATATTTTTAGAAACATTTATGCTTATATTATGATTTTGAAAAAAAGCTAGATATTTATCAGTATCTATATTTTCATATAGAGGAATTAAATTTATTTTTTGAATATTAAATTCTTGAAATATTTTGTTATAATAATCAACATCATAGAAAGGGAAATGTAAAATTATATTCAAACAAAATTCTACCATTTTGATATAAATATATCTTTTTGAAGTAATATGCTTAAATAATTATAATTGTTTATATTAAATGAGTAATATTATTAATAATCGATATAAACATCTCAAAAAAATATATAGTTCATTAGGTGAGATGAGATTGTTAAAAGAGGGTGAAATAGTTAATTATGATGAAATTATTAGAGATCTCTATCATTTAAATAAGCTTTTAAATCAAACCCAACTTATTTTTAGAAGTGGTATAACTAAAAACCAAATGATAACTAAAATAAGTAATCTTAAAGATATCAATGGTAAGAGGTTTCTTTCAAAAAGTCTTGCTAAAGAAATAGTTGAACTAAATAAAACTCGAATAAGTAGTTTTTATGAACAATTAGAAAATAGGATGGCTTATAAAGTAGGAGGTGGATATGAAAAAGAAGAGTATTATTCAAACAATCAGGTCTATGACTATTTAAAAAAATATGGTATAGACAAAGATACTTCACTTTTAGATGTTGTATCTCTTATAAAAAAAATGAGTCCAGTAACAGTTTCTTTATTATTTGATGGTATTCCTATAGAAGATGCTGGTTTAATGAAAAAATTATCATCAAGTGAGGTATTAAAAAAGATAGAAAAAAATTATCCTTTAGAGCTTATCATAAATATGAGAAAATATATAGGAACACTAAGTTTAGATAATTTGGAAAAAAAAATAAAAGAATATGAAACATGGGTTGAAGAAAATAAAGACATGATAGAAATGGTTAAAGCCGGTTTAGTTGTAGGACCAAAGGGTGTGTATAAGGTAAGCAAATATATTTTTGATTGGGTTTTTTTCCCATTATATCAATTAGAAAATTTGCCTGTAGTAGGACCTATGTTTGAAATACCTCTTGATACCATGGGAGTAATGATTGATAATAGTGGTTTATTTTTTGAAGGGTTATCTACAGTAGTTCCAAAAGGTTTAGATTTGTTAACAGATGTAATTTCAATAGTTCCAGGTGTTGGAAGTGCGGCTGGTGCTATAGGAGTCGGAGTTACATTAACCGAAAAACCATTAGCATATATGATACAACATGGTCCTGATTTATTGGGTCTTTTTGTTAATGTTCAAAGAAAACAATGGGGATTAGCATATATGAGTATGTTAGAAGTAGTCCCCGGATTTGCGTCATTAATGGATGCTAGTGTAACAAATTTATATACAGCTAATAAATGGGCATATAAAGGTGTAAAATTTAGTGATTTTTTCAAAGAAAGTATAATAACTTCTCGTACTCTATCTAAACCATTTTTAAATGAACCACAAGTTATGTTTCAACCTATGAATCTTTGGTCAAAGGTAGTATATCCTAATAGAAAGCGATTACCTATTATGCGCGACATTCCTTTTGATACAATTGAAAGATATTTAGGAAAACTTAAAGAAGGATATAATATGGCAAGTGGATTAACCCAAAATATATTAGATAAAGGTAATTTTAACCCAAAGGAAAACATAGATAAATTTATGAATGCTGCTAAATCGGGAATATCAGACCCTACAAAAATGGCGAGTGACTTAGTAAATGCTGCTAAAGGGAAAACTGATGAAATTGAAGAAAAGGCGGAAAAACTAATGGGTGATAAAGAAAAATTAAAAGAAACAGCAGAAAAATTAAAAACTAAAGGTAAAGAATTAAAAGAAAAAGGTGTTGATATGAAAGATAAAGCAGTTAAAGAAATAAAAGAAGCAAATATTTCTAAAAAGGGAAAGAAATAACAAAAGGATTAAATAAACAGGCTAAGATGTTAGCAGAAGATGCTATACATGATATTCTTGACTAAAATAATTAAGAATATAAAAGGTTCTTAATTATCTTATAAGTTTACCCATTTGTGCTTCACATGAGAAACATTTAGTTGGTTGTGCTAAGTCACTATACTCCATACCATATCTAGCAGCCATTTCTTTTTCACATGAGAAACATTTAGTAGGTCCTCCTAAATATTTAAGTTTAGCGGGAAGTTCTTTTTCACATGAGAAACATTTAGTTGGTTGTGCTATATAATAGTTTTGGAAAGATTCATTTACAAGGGATGCTATTATTATAGTTACAAAAAACATTAAAAGTACAATATATAAATAATCCATTATATAATAGTAATATATATTAATATATGAAGTTTAATAATATTTTAAAAAAAATAATAGAATTTATAGATAATGATGATAATTTATGTATTAGTGAATATATAATAAATGATTATTTAACATTAATAAAAAATAAAAATACACTTTATGAAAAAATAGAAGAAATATCTACTTGTATAGCTAATGATATAGTTATTATAATATATTCAAAATATACTAGTTATCCTAAATGGGTAATAAACAAATATGTAAATAAAAATGATATATACCTCTATGCTAAAGATATGTTATTGAATAATAAACATCTAGTTAAGAAAATTGAAAATCTAGATAATATAACTATCAATAATCCCGAAACATATAAATTAGATGAAAGTCTTAGAGGATTATCATTGTGGAAAATATTATTAAATATAGTTTTTACGGATATTAAAATTGATAATAGTAATCCATTGTTTAGCATAAGTAGTTTTAGTGATTTTTATTATAGATTAAAAATTATTTATAATTCTTTTGATATATATACGAAATAAAATACATAATATTTTAAACTATCTATAATATGAACAATAAAAATGAACATTTTATAGATAATAAAGAAATATTTAATCAAAGATTATTTGATAGAAATCAATTTAGTGCTGAATTAGCATCTGTACAAAACAGAAATCCTCAATATTTTTCAGAAAATTATAAAGAAAACAAAAGTAATTCAGAAAGGATATTTGAAAATAGATTCGATACTTCTATATACAATTTTCATCAAAAACCAAAAGCATGTACTGTAGATTTTAGTAAATCTGAGAATAGTGAAGGATTAGTTAATTTTAAATCAAACTATGGAGATTATATAAACTCAGATAAAAACTAAATCTAGAAGATTAATATTTAATAGAAATCATATTTCTTCTTCTTATCCAAAATAAAATTATATTTCCTAGAAAATTCGCAATAGGATTAAATATTACTTCTATTGGATAAAGAAGATTTAGTTTATTATTAGAACATTTATTATATGTCAGATTAATCACAGAATTTTGTATAAGTGAACATATTATAAAAGAACAAGGTAAAAATAGATTAATGGGAATTATATAGGTAAGGTATGTTGTTAAAAATCCATATAATATAAATATATAGTAATTGTTATTATAAAAATCAATTTTATTATGATAATTATACAGATTATTATTCATAAATGAGTATGCTAATTCATTCAGAAAAATACTATAACTTAATGTATTTGCTAAAAAATGAAAAAATAAAAATTTATCATTAATTAAGCTTATAATATAAAAAAATGAATAAATAAAAATAGATAATCCGCTTACATATAAATGGTTAGGGTTATTATATACCTTAAATGTTGTAGATAATAATTTAGAAAGTTTAAAATTATGTATTATAAAAAGTATTACGAAACTAGGCGAATTATAAAAAATTTTGTATATTTTAACTGATAATAAGTTAATATAATCATTAGGTGATATATTAGATATATATTCTAATAAATAATAGGGGATAGATGTTGAAATTGTCAATAAAAAAAGTGTATTAAAAAATATATGTAGATATCTAATATTAGAAAATGTAATAATCATATTCCTAAAAAACAGATAAATAGATTCTAAGATCATTTATTTGTTTTTAATACGAATTCTTTATATAATTAATATAATCCTTCTACTAAAATATTTTTAGGGAAGAGTTTAATAATGGTTTTATTAGAATACCTTTTATCTTTAGACATTTTTTTAATTGATTTAGCATGTTCTTGTGATAGGTTTTCCATTTTATTCCATTTGCTAACTAATTTATTAACTACTTGTTTTCTGTCATTTTTCATCATATTATCGTAATATTCTGATAACTCATTTTTTCTATAACCACCATATTGAGATGTTGGTACACTATTAACAGGATGTCTATTAAATCTTAATTCATTTGGTTCAAGGGCACCTCCTGCCATAGGAGCAGGTAATGGGGTAAATTGTGCTTGTTCGGGTGTTCCACTCCATGCTTGAAATATAGTATGGTCCTTCATACCATATTCTGGGAATCCTGGAACATCTATTTTAGTAAATTCTGGTTTAAAATGGGAGCTGTATACATTATTTGAACAATTACCGGTTGAACATGCTAGGTTACTATTATCAACTGGTTTAAATATACTTTCTTGTCCTCTTACTATATTATCAATATTTTGAATAGAAGAGGGGGGAATAGAATTGCCAAATATAGTTCTTGCTCCTCCTCTTTGTTTATTTTTGGGATTAAAATATTCAGAGGGTAATACAATTCTTCCACCTACTTGTTCACTATTATATAATTCATAAGCGACTATTAAGATTCCTAATGGAATAAGAGTAGAAGATGTTAATGAAACGGTAGATATACCGGCAAGTTTTAAATAATTACCTATAAGAGGATGATCAACAAAAGGCATACTTGAAGGAATTAATGAACCTCCTGATTGATTCATCATTTTTTCAGCAAATTGCTTACCATATATTAAACCAAAAGGTACTAATGATGCTGTAGTAAGTGTTTTAATACCAAGATATTTTAAATATACATCAAATACTCTATTTCCTAAAATATCTTTAAGGAATTTTTTAACATTTACTCCTCCAAATTGGACTTTACCACCTCCAGAGGTATTATAAATAGAGCCATAATTATTGTTAACAAGATTAGCAAGTTCTCTCATATTTACTTTAGACATTTATATAATATATTTTTATATTTTAATTGTATTAGTAATAATTAAAATATAAACGCTTTATAGTAAATTGAATTTATCAGAATAAAGAATATCTGAACTGGAAACATTTTTAACATCATCTGGATAAATAGGTTTCGAATATATATTTATTTCTCCTTTAAACCAATCTTTATTTATTTTTTTTTCTATTTCTGTTAAAAATAGTGAAAATCTTTTTCTAATATCCTCTATAGAAGAATCAAAATTATTGTTAATTGTTATATTTTTTTCTGTAGATATTTCTCTATCATTTATCAAATAACCATAATTTTTTAACTCAATTTGAAAAGATAATAGTGTATTGAGTGCTCTTACAGAATTATCATATGCATTTTCATATACATTAACAGGTTTAAGATTTTTTGCTTTAGACATAGCATAATACATAAAAAATTTATCAGTATATTTAAGAAACTGATTAAATTTAGTTCTATTAATAAGTGACAAGTTATTTAGCTTAATAATAGCATCTATAATATATACATCTGTTCTTAAGTATTTGTATCTATCCACGTTTATTTTTTTTAATTTATTGTTTTGTAGATCCATATCCGAAAAATCTTTTATTATTTTTTTTTTGACTAAGAAATATAAAATACCAAGTGTTATTATGAAAGGTATGATATTATCAAAATTAAATAATGATGTTTTACTAATAAATATAAAAATAATTAGTCCTATAAAAAAATAATAAAAATAGTCTTTTTTGTTAAAAGCATAATTTATATCATTAATCATTTAATATAAATTAAGAAGTTATTTGAGTAATATATAATGCGAAAGATAATAATATAAAAGTAAACCCTATAAAAATAGGGCGGTCATCTTTACTAAATATTTTGAATATTTTTCTTAATATTATCATAATTCCATTATACCACTGTCCTGTATTATCAATATCATCAAAATAAGAGCTAAATTGGTCTAAATTGGATATTAGATTTACTAACTCCTTAAAAACTTGAATGTTTACAATTCCCCATTTATTAAATAATGATTTAATTGACATATTTATAGGGTCATTATCCTCTCTAATTTGATTATTAAGTTTATTGTGTTTTTTATTTAATAAATCTATATTTCTTTTTTCCTTATTATTTAACTTAATATCATAATCTTTATCCATTTATTATAGTATAAGAAATAGATAAATATAGAATAACTATTTAAACAATATTATTTTATATATAAATAAAATTAAAATTAGGCATGTTTCTACTAAAAAAGGCCTTTACAGAGTTAACAATCTTACTTAGAGTGTTTTTATAAAAATAACAAAGTATCAAAATTATAACAATTATTGCTACATAATTTATTAGATTTTGGGTATCCATTATATAATAAAAAAATATATTTTTTTATATTTATATTATATTTTTTGAATTAAATCGATATGTGATATTAAATGTCTTTTACAGCAATAGCGATCATCTACACCTATTTCTTTGAATGCTTGTTGATATATATTTTCTTCAGATAAATCTATGTCAGGATTACCATTTATGATATTTTCAGTTCCAACGTTTGAGGAAATTATTTCACAATATTTTTTGTATTTAGAACCTAAGACACGATTACATGTAAAACATCTAACAGGTATAATCATATTTATATTTGTATATATTTTTTTAAATAAAAATCAAATTTATAATATATTAAATTAAAGATACTTAAGAATTTTGGAAGTTTAGTATATATGAATTCATATATTAATTTATCATTTATTAAAGAAGCATATAATTGTGTAACAAGTGTATCTAAAAAATCAAGTGATGGTAATCAAATTTTAGAACCTTTCTCTACAATTTTGAAGCTTGCTATTATATCCTTTAAAGATGATGGTATAAAGATTGCTATTACTAATAATAAATTATATATACAAGAAAGAACATTATTACAAGGAACTATAAGATATGCTTGGGGTAATAATAGAGAAGAAATTCATTATTTATTAAAACCAATAATGCGTTGTATAGAATTATATCCACCTTGTGACTCAGATGAATTACAATTAATATATAACCAAGCAATTAATGGATTAAAAAAATTAAAACATAGTTATAATAATAGCGGTTCAACTGTATGTTATACATTAGATTTATACATAAATATATTAGAACAAAAAATGATAAACAGATCAGTACATATAGATTCTTATGATAAGTCCAGAAATCTATGTAATGAACTAAGTTTATCAAGTAATTCTAAGGTAAATTTAGATAAAGCTTTTGAAGGAATATGGGATGAAAATGATATAGTTTTATTAAGTAGTTTATTTAAATCTGTTAAAAACTCTACCCAGTCGAGTAATGAATCATATCTTAAGAGTATTGAAAATATCATTTTAGCTAAAGAAAATCTTATAGACGAAAAGATTTCAAAAATTACAAATTTATTGTGAATTATATATTAATATATAAGTAAATACAGATTTATATATTAGTATATAGGTTTTATTGATTAAGATTCTAACATTTCTAATAAATTAAGATTATCTTCATTATTTCTGGAATCATTTATCATTTCAATTAAATTTATGCTATCCTCTTCATCATCCATTTTAGAAGCATTATCTAACATTTTAGTTAAATCTATATCTCCCCCTTTTTGTTGATTATTCTTATAAAAATCTCTTGGTAATTCTTCAAATTGTGGTAATGATTGTATACTTAAATCATCACTTTCTTGACTAGGTTGGGGAGATGTAGCCTCTTCATAACTAGGAGGTAAATCAGTAGGTGTTCCATGAGGTGAACTAGAATCACTTTCATGAGTTTCTCCCATTGATGAATTTGTATCAATTACATAACCTGATTGAACTGATTTATTTTTAAAGAAATCTCTTGGTAATTCCTCAAAACCAGGCATGCTTAATTTACTTGTTTGAGAGTCCTCAGAGCCTTGTGAAACAGCCTCTGGACCACTTTCAAGTGGAGGAGCAGATGGAACTGGTTGACCACTTTCAAGTGGAGGAGCAGATGGAACTGGTTGACCACTTTCAAGGGGAGGAGCAGATGGAGCATATGGATCGGGTTGACCACTTTCAAGGGGAGGAGCAGATGGAGCATATGGATCTGGTTGACCACTTTCGAGAGGAGGAGCAGATGGAGAAGATGGAGCTGGTTGACCAGTTTCAATTTTTTCTGAAGAACTAGAAAAATTAATACCAGTATCAATTATATCAAATAAACTTTCGTTATCAAGCATTTCTTTAGGAATACCTTTTAATTTTTGTATTTCCGTTTTTACATCCTTATATATTTGTGTAACATCCTTACCCAATAAATATATACTCATTAAATTATGTTTCAAGTATTTTTGAGCAACAGTATTAACAACTTCTTTTGTGATAGGTTCGTATCTTAAACGATATATTTGTCTTAGTGGTACCATATACCTTTTATCAAATAATACAGTACTTCCATTATATTCAGATATATTGATAGAATCTTCGTACTCTAAACTTAATGAACCTTTAAGAAAACCTTTAGCTTTATCTAATTCCTCATCACTTATTCCTTCAGAAATGATGTTATTAAGTGTTTTGATTATAAGAGGTATAGCACCTTCTTTTTCAACCCCTTTTTCAGAATATTTTAATAGTTTTTCTTTATCTACACTTGTTAAAATACAGAATAAACCACTTGCTTCATATTGTGAAGAATCAATAGATACATTATATGTAAGTCCATTTCGCTCTCTAAGTGTAGTAAATAATCTACTGCTCATATTTCCAGCAAGTATTACTTTTAATATATCTAATACATAACTTTCATTATTATAGATATTACATGTTCTGAAACCCATAGCTATATGAGTTTGTTCTAATTCTTGTCTATCTGTATGCTTAATTCTAATATTATTTTGTTTTTCAATACCTCTATAATCTGTATAATTTTTTCCACCGCCTGTCATACCTGCTGGCATTCTGGAAGATTCTTCACTAGTAGCTTGAGGAGATGGTTGTGATTCCATACCAGGTGGCATTCTAGAGGATTCTCCACTAGTAGCTTGGGGAGATGGTTGTGATTCCATACC